TTCAATCACAACTACGACAAACCAATTGGTCGTGCAAAAGATTTAAAAGTTACAGACAACGGTTTAGAAATATCTGCAAAGATATCTAAAGCTGCTGGTGATGTAACACAACTTATTAAAGACGGTGTCCTTGGAGCTTTTTCTGTCGGTTTCAAAGTCAAGGACGCTGATTATATGACTGAAACCGATGGATATAAAATAAAGGACGCAGAGCTTTTTGAAGTTTCTGTAGTATCAGTTCCTTGCAACCAAGGGGCAACCTTTGGCTTAAGCAAGTCATTTGATAGTATGGAACAGTACAATGAGTACAAGCAAACTTTTTACAAGGCTAACCCAGCAGAATCAGCAGACGCTGTTAATGTTGAGCAGCCAAGACGGGAGGAATCCCATAACATGGAGACAAATATGTCAAACGAAAAACAATCTCCTGAAAGCAATTTCGATTTAGAAGCTTTTGCAAAGAAAGTAGCTGCTGATACAGCTGCTGAAATCGCAATGAAGCAAGCTGAATCTAAAGCTGCTGAACAGAAGGCTGCAGAAGAAGCTGCTCAAAAAGCAACTGATGAAGCTGAAGTTCTAAAAGCTAACGAAGTAGCGGATCAGGAAAAAACTAAAACTATAGTTGAAGCAGGTCTAACAGGAGCTGAAAAGCTAATGAATGACGTGGAGTCTAGAGTTAATGAAAACTATTCTAATTTAGAATCAGTTGTAAAATCTTTAGAGTCACAATTAGCTGAGAAATCAGAAGAAATAATGAACATTAGAGAGTCTAAAAGACATTTCTCTGACAGAAGTTCAAATGGTGACTGGAAGAAAACTTTCGAGCAAGATATTATCGATGCAAAATTTGCTGGTTTAGCGACTGGTAAAGGATGGGATAATGACGTAGCTAAGAGTCTAATGGAAAAAGTTAACGCACATAGTGGTGTTGCTGTTTCTTCAGCAGACTTTGAGCAAATCGTTTCAACTCAAATCGAAAGAGACATTCAGAACGAATTGGTATTAGCACCTCTATTTAGAGAAATCCCAATGACTTCTGCTAATATGATTATACCAATCTTACCGGATGCTGGTTATGCTGAATTTACAGGCAACCAAGCAGCTACTGGGTCAAGCCCACACGGTAACTTGCAAGAAAGAGGGGACGCTTATAACCCTGGTTCAGCAGGTGGTGTAGATATGACTGAGAGAACTATCTCAACTAAGAAACTTATTTCACAATCATACTTAGGTAATGAAACTGAAGAAGATGCAATCTTACCAATTCTTCCTTTAATTAGAGAGTCAATGGTTAGAGCCCATGCAAGAGGCATCGAGAATGCTATCTTAGCAGGTGATGATGCTGACGGTGCTTATGGTACTTCAGGCGCATCTTTCGAAGGTCTTCTACACTTAGCAAGAAATGACAGTGACTATACACAATCAGGAACTGCTTTTGCAACTGATAAAATTGTAGCTACTGACCTTCTTGAAATGAGAAAGAATATGGGTAAATATGGTATTAATCCAAATGAAGTAGTATACATTGTTTCACAAAGATCATACTATGAACTATTAGAAGATGCAGAGTTCCAAGACGCTAACCTAGTTGGCGACATGGCAACTAAACTTTCTGGTGAAATTGGTCAAGTATTCGGTTCAAGAGTACTATTATGTGACGAGTTTGCTACACCAGCAGTTGCTAAGTTTGGAGCAATCGCAGTTAATCCAAGAAACTACGTATTACCAAGACTAAGAGGTGTTACAGTTGAATCAGACTACGAAGTAGCTAATCAAAGAAGAGTCCTCGTGGCTTCTCAAAGAATCGGATTTACCGATCTTATTGATGGTGCAACTTCTAAGTGGGGTTGGATGTATAAAGCTAGCTAATATTTAGCTTAATAAGGTTTCTGGGAGTGTACCTAACACTCCCACTTTTTAATTATGGCAAATTTAATAACATTAGCACAATATAAAGAATTCGCGGGACTCACCGGGGTTTCCGAAGACGCAAAAATCAATGCTATTATACCAGCTATCAGCCAGACAGTAAAGACATACTGTGGCACAAGTTTTGTAGATTATTATTCAAGTGCAAAAACCGAATATTACGATATTAAGGATAAATACACAAATGCAATAATACTCGATGAAAGTCCAGTAGTGAGCGTGACTTCAGTTTCCGAAAGGAAAGGTCAATCAGACTCATATACGACTTTAATAACAGAGAATTCTGACAGTAGTGGTAAGTACGAATACGTAGTCGACGAAGGACTCGATACCATTTTCAGAACAACTGCAACAAGTGATGCACACTTTCCGCAAGGTAGAAAAGCAGTAAAGGTTGTTTATACTTCAGGGTATGCGGCAACACCAGAAGATTTAAAATTAGCGTGTTTTGATTTAGTTAAGTACTATTTAAAAGATGAAAGAAAAGCAAACTTAACTATATCAGGCGCACAGATACAAAATCCTGTATCAACAAGTTTAAGGGAAAACATAGGTTTTCCAGACCATATTAAACGTATATTGGATTTTTATAAGATTCATAAGTAATGGCTCTTAATATAGTAGAAAGAGATATTAGAGCTGCTGTAGACAGATACTCCGATAATGAACTAAGAAAGAAAATGGGGCAAACTTATTTACACGATATAAGAATAAGCTCTGAAAACGCAAGTGTAGCATTTCAACAAGGAGTTGTAAATGTTATGGAAGGTATGAAGTTTACTCAAGAAGAGATGAACCAAATAAACCAAAGCTATAATTCAACCTCAACTTGGAAAAATATAGTAAATAAATTATTTGGTCAAATGTCAAGAATGAGTACTGTAGTAGAAACAAATCACGAATTAAGAAGTTTCAGGCAGTTTTATAAACTAGGAGTAGCAAGTAGTAGAGGTATATTTTTATTAAAAGGGTCTACTAAAGATAGAATAATAATTAGACTATATAATAATTCAAGTGAATATAAAGGCACGGGCTTAACTAAGTTTAATAAGGAATTAAGAAAAGTAGCTTGGAATCTTTGGAAGGAAACGTACTTAGAAGGATCTGGTAATAAATTAGAAGATATAACTTTAGAAAGTAGACTGCCACCTAAGAGCCCAAAGTCAAAGACAGGAACAAGCGTAGCATCAGCTTTTGGAAGGGGTACTCCTTTTGCACATGATTCTGAAACAGCAGTTGGAACTTTCGGACTAGAAGAATTAGAGCAAGATTTAAGAAGTAACCAAGATTTTACATCAGCGTTAGGAGCTTTACAGACATATGGAATAAGTGTTGATGTAGTAAAAAGTGTTAAGCAAAGTTTAGATTTGACTTTTGAAAAAGAAATAATTGTTATGCCCGATGGAACAGAACAAGAAGTTAGAGTAGTAAAAGGATCAATTAGAAGACAAGGTAAAGAGCCTGGTGACTGGACAAACATAAAACAAGACATTTTAGGAAGCAAAAGTAATAAGAAAGAAGGAAGTTTAGCAAAGTTTTTAGATAGTGCAAATACAAAAATAAGAGCATTAGACCCTGCAACTGCTGCAGATGCAGAAGCCAGTGAACCTTACTCAAAAAGAGCGGGTAAAAGAGCTGCAGAAAGAATTGTAAAAGCAGCTTTAAAAGCAGAAGGAGCGAAAAGAACTAAAGGAAAAGCACCTAAGAAAGCAAAACCAGGAACTCAGTCTACTAAAATAAAAATGAGTACAGGCCTTTCTACTGTTGCAAAAGCTCAAATACTTACTATAGCGGGAGGAGCAAAACTAAGTGCTCGAAGGGGCAGACGTAAAAGTAAGGAAGAAAAAGGAGCAGACTTAAATCTGACAAAACTTAGATCGAATATTAATAGGTCTTTGGGTGCAGAAGTTAGAAGAAATATGGGGAAACCTGCTTTAACTAATAGAACAGGAGAATTTTCAAATAGTGCTCAGGTAGTAAATCTACGAGACACAGGCAGAACAATAACGGCAGAATACACCTATACTTTAACTGGTGGTGGAAATAGCAAAAACAGTTCTCAAGTATACTCTACTTTTGAAAACTCTGGAAGATGGCCTACAGGTTATAATCCGAAGCCTTTAATAGCTAAAAGCATACGAAACACAGCACTAAAGTATACGGAAAGAAAATTTACACTTAGGAGAGTATAATGGCACATAGAACGCAAAGAAAAAAGATAGCCGAAGCTCTTGTAAACAAAATAAAAGAAATTGATGGGAATTATCCATTTAATTCAAACATTTATCAAAATGCTGATTCACGATTAGTATTTTTAGATGAGATACAACAATACCCCAAAGTATGTGTTGTAGCAGGCGATGAGGTACGACAGTATCAGCCTGGAGGATTTAAATGGAGATTCATAACAATAACAATAAGGGCGTATGTAGAAGATGCAAATGACCCTCAAGAAATTTTATCATTATTACTTGAAGACATCGAAAGAGTTGTAGACGATAATGATATACTGGTGTATGATGATACTGTATCACCTCATCTAGAAACAACATCTGCGACTATTACTTCAATAAGCACAGATGAAGGAGTTATTACTCCATTAGGTATAGGTGAAATGGTAATCGAAGTACGATATTAGGAAACAGGTAAAGCAGAAAATTCTCGCTAAACCCTTTCCATTATAAATTATAGGAGATAAGCAAAATGGCTTTAAATCTATCAAGAAATACCCAGGTATTTGTTTCAACAGCTAACGGAGTCCACGCAAGTGGTGGATCTCTTATAGATGTCGATACTTTTACTGGAGGTACAGGACACGCAGTAGGAGATGTAATTACTTTAAACGACGGCGTAAAAGTTATAGTTACAGAAATAACAGGAAGTGGAGTTGTCAATAAAGTTCAAATTCCTAATAACTTTAGAGGAACAGGACTATCTGATGATGATACACTTACTCAAACAAATGCAGCCGCATCAACAGGTACTGGAACAGGTTTTGTATGTGCAGCAAAAGGAGTAACTTCTTTGACCGCAGATGGCTCAAGACAGCCTACAGGACTTTTCAAAGGTAATGGATCAGCAGCAAATACTTTTAAAATGGGAGTATTAGATGGCTATAGTTTCTCACAGAGTTCAGATTCTACTGACGTAACAATTAATGAAGCGGGTGCAACCCCAAGCAGAGGCTCAAAAAGATTCAATGATTCATTGGCTCCAGCTGAGTGGTCATTCTCAACTTATGTAAGACCTTTCAAACATGGTGCTAATAGTATAAGAACTGAAAATCATATGGATATGTGTGAAAATATTTTATGGGCTGCTATTGCAGGTAAAGATATTACTGGAGGTGCCTTAAGCGGAACTTCAGCAACTGCTGTAACATGTGATGGTACAGATGCAGATGTGTCGTTCGTAAGATCAGACCACCATGAAATGTTAAAATTAAATATTTTCTTTGTATTAGAAAATACTACATATAGACTAAATGACTGTCAAGTTAACCAAGCAGAGATTGATTTTTCAATCGATGGCATAGCTACTATTGCTTGGTCAGGAAATGCAACAACTATTGATCAGGTAACTTCAGCTATTGAAGACCCTTCAAAATCAATAGAAGTAACTAAAGGAAGTGGTACTGCAGCTACAAGTGCAGCTGTCACAGCAAAAACTTATATTGAAGGTTATAATTTTGTAGATACTACAGCTTCTTCAGATGCTGACTATTTAAGAAATAAACTATCTACTTTAAGTTTAACTCATGCTACAACAGGCTCAGGCTCTGCTGAAGTATTAGACTTATTAGGAAGTGGAACAAAAACTTATGCAATCAATATTACTGGTGGTTCATTAACCATTGCTAATAATATTACTTATGTTACTCCAGAAACTTTAGGGGTTGTTGATACTCCGATAGGTTCTTTCTCAGGAGCAAGACAGGTAAGTGGTTCTTTAACTATGTATTTAGACACTAAGGCTGATGGTTCTAACGAACTATTGTCTGACTTAACAAAAGCTACAGATTTAGTTAATACTTCATTTGATATGAGCATATTTATGGGAGGAGCATCAAGTGCTACACCATTAGTAGAGTTTGATCTACCAAAAGCTCATTTACAAATACCGTCAATTGAAACAGCTGATATTATATCATCTACAGTTGAATTCGCGGCTCAAGGTACTGACTTATCAACAGGTAATGAGTTAACAGTAAAATATAAAGGATTAACTAAACATAGTGATTCTGCATATGCCAATAACTATACTGTATAAACATGGCAACGTACAATCTACTTCGAGAAAGTAGTGTACACATCGTACACAATGGGAGTCGTTATTTAATTAAAACGACTCCTGAAGTGTCGTTCTCACAAACATTCGCGGAAGATGCATACGAAGTAAAGACTTTGCACGATCAAACAAAGATGTTTCAGGGAACAAGTATAACAAAAGCAAATCCCGCAAACTTTAGTTTTGCAGTTCATCTAACTCAAGAGAAAGATGAAACAATTGTAAAAAGTCTTCTGACTGATTATGATACTACTAATGGAGAACAATTATTAAAATCGTTCGACTTATATATCGTAACCAGCGAGAGCACCTTCAAATTAGAAGGATGCGTAATTACTCAAGGAGAGTTTAACTTAGCAAAAGGCTCACCACTTATATTAACTGTAAGTGGAAATGCACAAAAACTAAGTAGAGTGGGAAATGCCAGCTTTTCGCTTCCAGGTTCACTGGTAAGCGCTAGTTCGACAAGAACTCCCACCCTTTCGCTTTTAGATGTAGAAGTAGGTTCAGTAGATGTACCGAATCTTGCAACTACAACTTTACAAGTGCAAAATAATATAGATTGGACTCCTTATGAGACATTACAAAATAGTTTGTCAGTTACTAATGCAAGTAATGCAATGTACCCGACAACTTATACATTAGGAGATAGAGTAGTAAGTGGAAATATCACACAATATATAACAAGTGATAACTCTGCTACTTTTCAATCGTTTAATACTTCAGAAACAGTAGGAATAAAAACCGTAGTAAATGGTTCCACGTTTTTAAATGCAAACTTAGCAGGATGCATGTTTACAAAACGCTCCAATGTTGCTGAAATATACACGCAGACTATAGACTTTAGATTAGTTAATAGCCCTGCAAATTTAGGAACCATTATAACATATTAGGAGAAAATAAATGGATTTAAAATCATTACTGGTAGACAGTAAAACAACTTGGGCTGAGTTCCCAGGATTA